GTCCGCACGGACAGAAGGAGGGCATAAGATGCCAGACACTACTGAGCAGGAGCAAGTACAAGAGACAACAGAGGAAGTCGAGCAAGCTGCACAGCCTGATGAGACCGACACTGTCGACTATTGGAAAGCCCAGGCGCGCAAATGGGAGAAGCGTTCCAAGGAGAATTCCAAAGCCACAGAGGAGCTTGCAGAAGCACAGAAACGTGCACAGGAAGCTGAAGATGCAGTAAAGGGCTACAAGACCCGTGAGGAACAAGCCTCAATGAAGAAAAAGATTGCGTCTGAGTTCAATGTGCCAGAAGAGCTTGTTGTGGGTTCCACAGAAGAGGATATGCGCCAGTTTGCAGAAGTACTCGTCAAGCACTTAAAGCCTAAATCAGGAGTAAAAGCTCCACACCCTGGCAAGTTCACTACCGAAGCAGGAGATAACTCCGCAAAGGTTGAACTTGCACGTCAATTATTTGGTAATTAAAGAAAGGATTTACAATGCCAGCAACAAACACTACTAACATTAAGCTCCCTGTTGAGATTGCAAAGGACCTTGTTTCCAAGGTTGCAGACACTTCCGTCATTCAGACTCTGTCTGCTTCTTCTCCAGCAATCTTTGCCAACCGCGCTTCCATCCTGTTCACTCAGGACCCAGAAGCCGAGATTGTCGGCGAGTCCACGCAGCATTCTTCTCAGACTGTCGGTCTGAAGCCAGTCGACCACATCATCAAGAAGCTCTCTGTCACTGTCCGTTTCTCCAATGAGGTTCAGTGGGCAGACGAGGACAGCCAGCTTCAGATTGTTGACGCAATTGTTGACAAGTCTGCTGCTGCTCTTGGCCGTGGTCTTGACTATCTCGTCTTCCACGCTCTCAACCCTGCTACTGGTATGGCTGCTTCTGGTCTGACTGCTCTGACTGCTGGTGCTACCACTGTCACCGCAACCACTGACCCAGCCGCTGACCTCGACGCACTCGCTGATGCAGTTGACCCAGGCTACTCCATCTCTGGTATCGGTCTTTCCAAGGCATACGCTTCCAGCCTGCGCAAGGTTCGTGTCAAGAACACTGGTCTGCGCATGTTCCCTGAGATTCCAATCAACCTCAACACTGGTGTAGTCGATGGCCTTGCAGCTGCAACTTCCAACACCGTCTCCGGTGCTCTTGCTAAGACTGCAACCAAGGTTCTCGCAGTTATGGGTGACTTCAACCTCATCAAGTGGGGCATTGTCCGTGACATCAACATCGAGACCATTGAGACTGGTGATCCAGACGGACTTGGCGACCTCAAGCGCCTTGGCCAGGTAGCTTACCGCGCAGAGGTTGTTTACTCTTACGCAGTAATTGACCCTAAGGGCTTTGCAGTTCTTAAGAGCGCTTAATTATGGCGGGGCAGATTAAGCCCTTCGCAACTCTAAGCGATTTAAAAGCAATGTTTCCAACCCTAGAAGCAACAGATGAAGGGAGGGCAGAGAACCTGCTCTCCCTTATTTCTGCAGCTGTTGGCTCTCTTTGCGATGTTGAGTCTAAGGACCCAGCTGTTCTGAAGCTTGTCGTTTGCCAGGTGGCAATCCGAGTTCTTCAAGCTGGCTCAGAAACACCAATCGGCGTGCAGTCAGAGTCCTGGACTGCGTCCCCTTTTGGTGGTTCAGTATCCTACTCAAACCCAACAGGGGACATTTACTTCACATCGTTTGAGAAGTCACTTCTTGGAGTTGATGAGGGGTACGCAGTATTTGCTAACCCTCTCCCAAAGGAGGACTAATGAAGCCAGCAATGACGCTTTTTGTTAAGGAGCGCACCTCATCTGGTACCGACCGCTTTGGCAACGAGTCATTTACGTATTCAGAGCCAATAAGCGTTCCAGGATGTCTCTTTGCGCCTTTTCAGCCAAAAGACTTAGAAGTGAGTAGACCTGAAGGCGTTGAAGTCACAGCGACTGCTTACTTCCCTCGTGGCTGGGCGGAGCGTCTTAGACGTGCTCAGGTTAGTCCGGATGGGAAGCGTTGGTTCAACGTTGTCGGCGCTCCGGTTGACTTCCCAGAGCAGATGATTCCGAAGGGCTGGAAATGGAGCTGCTTAGTACCGCTTGGAGTTGTTGATGGCTAGGCAGTTCACGGCTTCTAACGCGGGTGGCACAGTCAAGATGATCTATAAAGCCAACAAGCTGACATCAATCTTGACTGGTGCTAAGACGCAGGAAGTCTTACGTAAGAGTGCAGAGAAGATACGAGCTCGTGCCGCTTCAATGTACGGTGCTAAAGACTATGGCGTAAAGGTCACAGTCGGCAAGAATCGTGCTCATGCGGTAGTTCACACAGCAAGCGTACACGCAATTAACTCTAATGCTCTGCATAACACGCTGCAAAAGGCAGCAAGGGGGTAAACATGATATTCAGCTCTATGGAGCACGTCATTAAGTGGGCACATACCACAATCGGTTTGCCATGCTCAACCGAAGTACAGAAGAACACTCCAGACGAGTTCCTTCTCGTTGACCGCACAGGCGGCGAGATGGACTATCCGCATGATTCCCCTGAGTACACCATATCAATATGGACGAGGAGTAGTGCACGCTCTGAGCAGGTTGCTCATGAGTTGGCCATTGCTCTTAAAGTGACCCCGCCAACCGATAGAAACATTAACGCCGTCTTCACGCCAAACGTATTTAGTTATGGCAAGCAGGAAGGCGACTTTGTCGTATGGCAAGTCACATTCTCTATGTCAGTCAATATCAAAGACGAAAGGAATTAACTATGGCAGTTGACGCTTCCAAAGTACTTGTTGGCGCACTAGACCAGGCTACTACTGGCGCTGTCCTGGACGCTCCAGTTGGAACTCCTATCCCAACAGACTTAAACGCTGCTCTTAATGCTGCGTTCAAGGACTCTGGTTATATCTCCAGCGACGGTATCGCTCTATCTACCGATTACTCTACCAAGGACATTACCGAAGCAAACGGCGCTAATGTCCGTCAGCTTCTTGAGAAGTTCGATGGTACAGTCAAGTTCACCGAGCTTGAGATGTCTGAACGTGCAGCGACTCGCGCGTTCGGTAAGGACGCAGTAACCGTTACCGCTGCAACCTCTACTCGTGGCACTCAGATGAAGATTGCAATCGGTGCAAGGCTTCCGGAGGTTCGCGAGTGGGTGTTCAAGCTGAAGGATGGCGCTGTGAAGATGATGATTATCGTTCCTCGTGGCCAGGCTATCCCACCTTCGGAGATGAACTTCCAGTCTGCTGAAGCTGTAACACTTCCAGTCGAGCTGAAGTGCCAGCCAGATGCACAGGGTAACAGTATCTATATCCTTACCGATGATGGAGTAGTGACTCGATAATGCTTAACTTCTCAACCTCTCAGAAGACGCTTGATATTACCGTTGACGGTGCAGAGTGTCATATCCCTCTCCAGTTGACCCTCGCAGACATTGAGCGCGTTGGTATTCTAGACAATGCTGAAGCTTCTAGCATGGAAGCAGTAAAGTGGTTTGTAAGCTTCTTGAAGCCTTATGTTGTTGAGGTTGAGAAGCTTAGTATTGACGATCTATCTTCCATCATGTCTGAGTGGAACAAAATGCGCGTTGGAGCTGGTGAGGTCGAAGCGGGGGAATAGTCTGGCTCTCGCAGGTGATTCTTAAGCACACTGGAGAGCTTGAATATGACCTTATGACCCTCACAAGCTTCACATTAGATGACCTTGGAGAGCGCCTTACTTATAGGGCGCTCTTTTCTTTTATCAATAACTTGCCAAAAACTTCAGCACTTTGGAAGGCAACACATCCCAATGACATTGACTATGCGCTTTGGGAATCGCAAGAGATTGTTCCTCAACTTCTCGCAAGGCTCTCAGACCAGCTAAGCCAGCTGACGTGGATGTATTCCTCTGCTCACACAACCAAGAAGCAGCCTAAGCCTAAGCCACTCACACGCCCTGGCGTTGAGAGCGCCAAAGAGGAGGTCTACGGCAAGGACCCAATCCCAATCAGCCAATTTAATGACTGGTGGGACTCACATTAAATTAGGAGGTGAATATGGCTAACGCAGAAGTGGGTTCTGCATATGTATCTATCATTCCCTCGACTAAAGGCTTTAATGAAGGCGTAGCAACAGCAGCGTTTGACGGTATGAAGACGGCCGCCTTGGGAGTTACCGCGGCAGTTGCAGCAATCGGTGTCACGATGATTGCCATCGGCAAACAGTCACTTGATGCGTATGCAAACTTTGAGCAGCTTTCAGGCGGCGTAGAGAAGATTTTTGGCCAAGCATCGAGCCAAGTAATGGCTAATGCTCAAGCTGCCTATGCCGTTGCTGGCGTCTCAATGAACCAGTATATGGATCAGCTCAATAGCATGGGCGCAGCGCTTAAGCAGTCTTTTGGCGGTGATGTAGTTGCAGCTGCTCGTGCGGGCAACATGGCAATTACAGACATGGCTGACAATGCGTCAATCTTTGGCTCTAATCTCCAAGACATTCAGAACGCCTATCAAGGCTTCGCTAAGCAGAACTACACGATGCTTGACAACTTGAAGCTTGGGTATGGTGGCACAAAGCAAGAGATGGAGCGTCTAATTGCAGACGCTAACGCCTTTGAGAAGGCGCAGGGCCGTGCTGGTGACCTGACGATTGAGAAGTACGGCGACATCGTCCAGGCAATCCATGACATCCAGGAACAGCAAGGCATTATGGGCAATTCTGCTGAAGAAGCAGCAGAGACTATCCAAGGCTCTATTCAGATGATGCAGGCTTCCTGGGAGAACTGGCTCACGGCCATTGCTGACCCAAATGGTGACATTGAGGGCATGTCTGAGAAGCTTCTAAAGTCTATCGGAACGGTTGCAAAGAACCTCATTCCAACAATCGTCCGCATTACTAAAGGACTCTTTAAGGCTTTGCCAGATGTTGCAAAGGGTATCGGCGAAGAACTTGGCAATATGCTTGCTGCTGTTGTCGAAAGCCTAGACTTTAAGGCTATTACGTCTGGTATGTTTTCATCGTTTACCAGCGCGGCCAAGGCAACTGACCTTAAAGACCTTGGAGCAAGCGTTGCAGAGAAGTTGACAGGATCTATTGAGTCTTTCTTGTCTGACAACCAGGTTGCTATCGGTGATTTTATCGATACAACAGGATTTGATGTCTATGCCGTTGCTGATTCTCTTGAGGGACTTATAAGTTCTATTGAAGACTTTGCTAAGGGCATTGGCGATTCCTTCAACAACATTATTGAGAACACAAGTGCTCTTGATGAAGTTAACAGCATCTTTAAGGCAAACATGGAGCAGGTATCGCTGGCTCTTGAGTTCTTCATGGACTTGCTCACGAACATTGTCAACGCGCTTAGTCCATTTGTCGAACCGCTTATGGAGCTTGGTGTTAGCGTGCTGCCTTTGGTTCGTGGTGCGCTTGATGGCTTGAACGGCGTTCTGAGCTTTTTGATTGATACTGTCAACGGTGTCTTCTACGCTCTACAGCCTTTAATCGACCAGATTGCAAAGGACCTCACAGCTTGCATTCAGTCTGTTGCCCCTTTCTTTAAAGATATGGGTGACGATATGTCCAATGCTGGTAGTGACGCAGCTAATTTTGGCGTTACTGTCCGTGAGATTTGTGGCGGTCTTAGGCCAGTTATCGAGGGACTCGCAACAGTTGTTCACAATGGCATGAGCGGTATTGCAGCTGCATTGTCGCTTGGAACAGCCGCATTCCTTGCATGGAAGGACTTCTGTTACTCGATTGGTGACGGCATCAAAAGCAACTTCAACAACATGGTTAGCTTTATCTCTAGCATTCCTGGCAAGATTAGAAGCTTCTTCGCTGGCCTTGTTATCCAGTTACCACATATTAAGCTGCCACACTTCAACATCTCCGGCTCTTTCTCGATTGCCCCACCCTCCGTGCCACATCTGAGCATTGATTGGTACGCTGAAGGCGGCATTCTTACTAAGCCAACGATGTTTGGTATGAACGGGTCACGCCCCATGGTCGGCGGTGAAGCAGGTCCAGAAGCGATTCTTCCAATCGACAACATCAAGGGTTACATGGTTGACGCAATGAATGAGTCTAACCATGAGAGTGCTGTTGTTGCCGAGATTAGAAACATGCGTGAGGACCTTAAAAACATGAAGCTCTATATGGATGCAAGGCTTGTTGGCGGTGTCGTATCTCCTTACGTTGACGCCAACTTGGGTGCTTACAAGGTGGTGGCGAGCCGATGAACCTCGAGATATATGTAGATGGCACACCGCTTTGCGAAACATTCAACATGATCATGACAGATTACGTTGACACGCCGCCTGCGCCCAAGACTATGCAAGTCACAATTCCTGGAGCTGATGGTGTTCTAGACCTCTCTGAATGGTTTGCACACCGTCCACTCTTTGGTAAGCGAACAATCGAGTTTACTTGCTATCCAAATACGGCTCTTGACTGGGTTGAGATTGAGGAGTCTCTTACTAAGCTGCGCAACTTCTTACATGGCAGAGCGTACGACTTCAAGCTGTCCTGGGATGAGGGTTATACATACCACGGACGCTTCGAGGTTGATACTCAGAAGATGTTCATGCAAGGTGTTGCGCTTAAAGTAAAGGTTGCTTGTGAGCCTTACAAGAGCAAGGGTATTGTCGAGTATTTGCTTAATGGTGAGCTTGGCAAGTCTTACGTTGTTGACGGTCCTGCACATGACGCTCTAGCGGTTATTACAACCCAGTCGAGAGCAATCGTAAACATCAATGGTACAAGCTTCTTCCTAAGTCCTGGCGTATGGTCGAGCGATGCCGCACGACTCCACAATGGCAAGAACACAATCACGGTAAACACCACGCCTGACTATGGCACAGCCTTATGGCGTGACTATACAGGTGATAAGTGGAATCGCTTTGACGGGCTCACGCTCAGCTACCTTGCCAGAGCAGGACAGAACAGGCTCAAGAGCCTTAAATGGCAAGCTTACACAGGTAAGACGTGGGAGAGCGTTCGTGGCGCATGGCAAAACAACATGTACGTTGGAGACAACGAGAATCATCCAGGCAATGATGTATCACTCAAGTTCGAGTGGAAGGACATTTAATGAGTACTAAGACAGCAAGGCTGGGACTTACTAAGCCAGATGTGACAGATGATGTCACGCAGACTATTAAGGACTTGGCCAAGAACTTTGACCTGCTGGACGCAATGTTCCCAGTAGGTGCGATTTACCAAAGCACCAAACCAGCCGACCCATCCACGTTTCTTGGCGGCGCATGGCAAGCGCTCAATGGTGTATTCCTGTTAGCACAGTCTCAGAAGTTCCCAGCTGGCTCTACAGGCGGCGAGGATACTCACACGCTAACCATTAACGAGATGCCAAGCCACAGCCACGACACTTCCATGCACTATGGCACGGACAATGGCGGCGGTAGCCAGTGGACTGCGCGCTCGGCTGACACCTACACCAATTACCGCTTCCAAGTTGATGCAGTCGGCGGCGGTCAGCCACATAACAACATGCCACCATATCGTGCGGTCTATATGTGGGAGAGGGTGGCGTAAATGTACATCTTGAAGTATGCAGGTAGTGTGCTTCATGACCCACGTACTAACACTCAAATTTCAGCTGGTACCTTAAAGGAAGAGTCGGGACAGTCCCCGACTCTTTCTCTTACTATCCAGCCAACGCACCCGCTCTGGGATAGCTTCACCCGTGACACGGTAATGCTCCCAAGCAGAGAGGTTGAGTTGCTGGAGTTTGAGACTGGTATTGTTCTTTTCCGTGGTCGTGTCAGAGCAGTCTCCATGGAGTTTGATGGCAGTAAGAAGCTGACGTGTGAGGGTGCGATGGCATACCTCAATGACACCACTGTCAGACCTTACAAGACCTATGACACTGATGAGATTGAGTGCGACATCAACGCTCCTGCTGAAGCTAACAAGCTTTTTGAGTGGTTCATCGAGCAGCATAACGCACACGTTATGAATGCGTGCGAGAAGTTCATAATTGGCGTTAATGCTGGCGCGAATTATGGCAAGCTGCAACGTGGTACAGGCACAGGTCCTGCAACACTCAAAGAGATGCGTGACAAGCTTGAGAAAGCTTGCGGCGGTTGGTTGCGCGTAAGGTATGACGCAACAGGATCTATTATCGACTGGCTTCCAGACACAGGAGCAGCAGAAGCTACTCAGAGAGTAGAGCTTGGCAGCAACCTCCTAGACCTCGACACACAGATAGACGGTAAGGACATCTACACCGCTATTGTTCCAGTCGGTAAGACTGGCAAAGGTAGTGACGAGCACAAAGTCAACGTATCAGCTGAGACTGCTTATGTTCCTTTCGGCTTTGCAATCCAGGGAGATGCAGTTGTCGATATGACAGCTGTTGAGAAGTACGGACTCATCGAAAAGACTATGTCCTACGACTTGGATAAGCCACAAGCACTTGCTGACAAGGCTGTTGCTGACCTTGCTGGAGGTAAGCTTGATGACTCTATCGATGTATCTGCGTTCGACTTGCACAATCTCAATGAACAGACGCTACCAATTGACTTCTTAGACCGTGTATTCGTTAAGAGTGGGCCACATGGTATTGAACGTTACATGATCTGTTCAGGTCGCACAATTAACCTCACTAACCCAACCGCAACTCAGTACAAGCTTGGTGCAATTACCGCAACGCTGACAAAGGGAGCCACGAGCTCACAAGAATCGGCGCAGGAAAGTATTGCAAAGCGTGTTACTTCTCTCTCTAACGCAACTAGGAATATCGCAAAAGACGCAGCAACAACCACTATCAAAGTTGCGGCAGTCGAGGAGAAAGCGGCGGCGGTTGAGAAGAAGGCCGACGCAGCAACAGAGAAGATTGCTGACGTGGCAACCACAGCAACAGCAGCGGCGGAGAAGGTCGAGACCGTTGCGGCTAAAGCTGAGAAGGCAGCGGAGGAAGTGAGCCACGTGGCCACAGACGCAGCAAACGCAAACACAGCAGCAAAGGAGGCAAAGACCATGGCAACGGAAGCGAACAACAAGGCGGCAGAGGTTAAGGCAACGGTTGATAACCTGTCAAATGCCTTCTCGCATGATGCAGGCGGCGCTTATGTTGGTGATAAGACTAAACAGTTTGTATGGGTCAACAAAGATGGCGTCTGGCTCATGGACGGTAAAACCCTCAACGCATCTTTTACAAGTAAAAGGGTAAGTCTTGCAGGGGATAAGTTAATTATTGATGCGGACCAAACTGTGGTCACTAACAGAACGACAGGAAGCTCTGACGTTGTTAAGAAAGGCACCTCGCTTTATTCGGAGAGTATTGGTTTAACAGCGAATGACATTTTGTTTTTACACGGTCAGACTCTCCAGGCACAGATTGCTGGCACAAATATTTTGCTGAACAATCGAGGGCTAGGAATAATGCCCAAAGGCGAAAGTTCATATCAAACAACCTCTATCAACGACCTTGTCCAGCTTCTGAAGTTTGTTCCTTGGACGGATCTAGTCAACAACTCTTCCGTACGTGTTCGCTATTGCGTCCGTGGCGGCGTGATGTATCTTGATTGCTTCTTGACTGGTGGATATCCAACATACACAACCACGACACAGATTCCAGATGTCCTGCTTCCATCGAACGGTGCATATTATTCGCTAGGCACTCAGACCGGCAACAATACCGCCAAGATTTGGCTTGGTGCAGCCGGTGGTGGCGATGGCCACGTGTACATCTATAACTGGTCGAGCGGTTATTGCTCTGGCGTCATTCCTATCATTCCTAAGAGTCTCGAGTAGGAGGTGAGGTCATGAACATTACAGCTGAAATGGTGTCTTTCTTCATCTCCATTGTGGGTGCGTTTTTGGGCGGTCTTGTTGCTATCTCGAACTGGCAGCGTGCCAGTCGAGAAGATAAGGAAAAAGAAGACGCCTGGAAGAGCACTATCATTAACACCCTTACCCGCTTAGAGACACGACAGCAAGTCATGAATGAGCAGCTTGGCAAGTACCAGCAATCACTTTCTGATTTGACCGCAACATTGACCCAGCATACAGCTGAGCTTTCTGTGGTTGGCATTGTCGCACGAAGGGCGGATGAGGTTTCAAAAAAAGCAGCAACAGACCTCGCCGAGGTCAAAACCGACGTGAAGAACCTAGATTCACGCATTACAAGGCTTGAGAAGTAAAGGAGAACCAACATGATTAACTGGAAAGTACGACTACATAACCCTGCATGGTGGCTGGGAATGGTTGGAATTGTTATGAGTCCTGTCCTGGCGTACCTTGGACTGGCTTACTCAGACCTTACCACTTGGAGCAGCCTTGCTGATGTATTCGTTAAGTTCATTAGCAATCCATATCTTATCGGCACTGTGGTAGTTGCCGTCTTGGGTGCTATTGGTGTTACGGTAGACCCAACCACAAAAGGCATTAGCGATTCAGAGCGTGCAATGACCTATGTACAGCCTTCTGAGCGTCCTGCAAGCTACATGACGGGCAACGCTGAACCAATCAATACAAAGCCAGCAGAAGAGCCAAAAGAAGAGGTAAACAATGCTTAGGGGCATTGATGTAAGCGGTTATCAGGCATTGGGTGCGACATACTCGCACCCAAATGTCGAGACTGCGTACAGTGGTTCTGATTTTGTCGTTGCAAAGGCAACTCAGGGTACCCAGCCAATGAACCGCTACATGACTGCACAACTTCAGCGTGCTTTGGCAGATGGCAAGCTTATTGGTGTGTATCACTACGCTGAGGGCGGCTCACCTGTGGCAGAAGCTGACGCATTCGTTGCGTGCGTGTCTAGTTACATTGGTAAGGCTCTTCTGTGCCTGGACTGGGAGAACGGTGACAATGACGCATGGGGCTCAACAGTCTGGGCAAGGCAGTTCGTTGACCGCGTCTACGCTAAGACAGGCATTTACCCCGTTGTATACACCTATCCTGCTGGGCGTTCGCAGGTAGCTTCTTGTGCTGACGTGTCACGTCTGTGGATTGCAGGTTACCCTGATAATCGTTTTAGCTGGGAATTGCCCGCCATGATCTACAACACTGGCGCATGGAGCGATTGGACGCTTTGGCAGTATTCAAGCGCGGGCGGTACCGTTGACCTCGATGTGGCAAAGCTGACTTACGCAGAATGGGAGCAGCTCGCCCAGGGTGAGTCCAAGTTCGAGCCACACTGGGTCAAGAACTCCACAGGCTGGTGGTATGCAACCAGCCCTAGTGCTTACTACTACAGTCAGTGGGCATTTATCAGTGGTTCCTGGTACTACTTTGACGCTCGAGGATATGCAGTCACAGGCTGGTTCTTTGATGGTACAGATTGGTTCTACCTCTGCCCAGACGAAGGACCACAGGAATGCGCCATGCTAACAGGCATGCAGCACATCGGAAGCTATGACTACTACTTTGCCAATGACGGTCGCATGGCAACAGGTGTATTTGACGCGGAAGGCAAGAAGTACCTCGCTTCAGAGAATGGCAACCTGCTTCCTGCAGGCGTTCACGTTCACAATAACCATGCTTACGCAGTAAACGCTGATGGCTCTGTCCAGGCTGACAGTACGGTGCAAGTAGACACGGATGAAGCTGGTCGATTGACTTCGCTGCACTAACACGCAACCCCTCTCGCTACGGCGGGAGGGGCATTTTTTATGAGTAAATACTCCACTCTGTAATTTGCGTGTCTTAAAACGGCTTACAACAAGCCGTTTAACTGGGAAAATGCAGCCATAAACTAGCTGATATGTAGCGCAAAACAGGCGTGAATATTTGTGTCCTTAACGTGTCCTAAATCTTAGAAACACACCAATTTAGCGAACTAACGTTTTACATAATCGCAGGTAAACTATAGTATGAAACATACAAACATTACTAGACAATACTATACCTTTATCATTCAAAGGTTGATTTACATCACTCTTGGGTAAAATGCCAAAGATATGTTTTTAACGATTGGAGTTT